TCAGCTTGCTCTGCTCTGTGTTCTGCTGACTGATACGCTTAGACTTAGCGTCCTCCTTCATCTTCTCTCTCTCACTAAGGCTTGACACCTCCATGCCTCTCAACTGAAGGTTCATCTGAAACTCTCGCTCCATTAGCATCAACTTCAACTGAGCCTCCTGCTCTCGTAGTTGCATTCTAGTTTGTAGCTCAGTCTGTGAAGCCTGCAACTGAGCCTGTGCCTCCATCTGAATCTTCTGCATTGAAGCCTGTGCTGCCATCTGCTGAGACTGCATCTGTTGCTGTGCCTGAATAGCCTGCTGTTGCATAGCCATCTTCTGCTCACGCTCTTGCTTCATCTTACGCTTAACCTTCAGCAACTGATTGGCTAGCTTTAGATTCTTAACCTCCCTGATGTCTATCGCATCCTCTAGGTTTATGTCACCCTTAGATAAAGCCATCTGAACATTCTGCTCAAGTAGTGCCTTCTGCTCTTCGTCAGGTGCTATCTCGATGAATATACCAAAGTCATATAGGTATAAGTCTTTTATGTCGTCAAGGATAGACACGTTGTACTTGCCTATCTTGTTTATAAAGTCATCCTTGAAGTCAGAGTACTCTAGTATATCACTTACTCTGTATGTCAACGCCTCTGATAACGACCTGAAAATATATAAACTTCCGTCAAGGATATGTCTAGTTGCAGTGTTTGAATTAAGTGCAGCCAACTTCTGTAACCCAACCAAAGAGTCAGGGTCAGGCATACTACCGTCTCTCGCTTCATTTAAGCCTGTTACAGTGCGTAACATATTCATGTAATGGTTATAGTTGCCTATAAGCATTTGAGCCTTAGAAGAGCCTGAATTTGATGTTAGCTGTTGGATAGGAACTCGTGCATTGTTGAACTCACCATCCTGTGTGTATGAACGACCAATTACACTACCCGTTTGGAAGTATAACCTTAATGCATCCTCAGGATTATATGCAGCCCCTGTGCCAAGGTCAACCTCGTTCAATCCGTCTGCATCAATAAATACACCGTCAGGTACAACCTTAGATATAACCTGCTGTAACTTTAAGTGTGTAATCTGTATCAAGTCTACGAACGGGATCATACGCCTAACCAAAGACTCAATAACGCCCTTATACATCCGAGGTGCAACGGCTACATAGTTTGGCAACGCATGCTGACTAGTTGACTTAGGTCTAACCATATTCTCAGCAAGCTCCCACTTCAGTAAGTAGTTTGTTCCCATGACCATTACTCCGTCATACCAAACATCAATAGTCTTCTCAATCTTCTCGAAGTTCGCCTCGTCCATCATCTCCTGTGGTGGATTGAATTGGTCGTCCTTCTCAATAACCTTAACCGCACCCGTATCATCGTTCTTCTTCTTCTTATACACCATCTTTTTGGTGGTCTTATAGTTGAAGTACATCAACGTAACAGTGTCTCTGTAGAATATATCATTGTCATAATACTGAGCAGTATTGTAATAGTCATACCAACTCTGCCCACTCTTAGATATTTCTTCTAAGTCTTCCTTGGTTAGCGTAGGGTCTATCTTTATTAACTCAGTTATTGGAACTGTTTTAATCTCACCCCAATAAAAGCAATCCTTGAAGTGAGGATCTTCGGTGTAACTATACACCACATTTGCAGGGTCTACATACTTTATCTCAACACCCGAACCCGGAAGGAACTCATGCTTTGCTGTGGCTATACCTAAAACAGTAAGGTCATAGTCAAGCCTTTTCCTGAGGTCAATATACTTGTTCTCATCTAGCATTGTGTTTATCGCCTGCTCCTCAGCTATCTCAATAGCCGGCTTGTAGTTAAGTTGCATGTACAACGCCAACTCCTCATCCGTAGATGGAAGCTCCTCAGGGTCTACAGTAAACGGATTAACACCCGCCTTGTCCTGTATAATGTCTAGGATAGGTTTTGCCGCCATCTGTCCCTGTATCATCGTCTGATACCTACTCCTCTTTGATTGGGATATTGCATCCTGTGCATAGGCATTAACCTTGAATAGTCTGTCAGACATTCCGTTAACAACAATGTCTACAAACTTTGGCATGATAGGCACAGGTGTCCAATCTAAGTTAAGGTAAGATAGGTCTCCATTAATAGCCAACTCATTCTTATACTTGCCAACAGGTTGCTCACCCCTTGCATATAGTCTTAGTCTGTGAAAGTTTCTCCATTGGTCATAAAACCTACATTGGTTTCCATCCTTCTTGAACCACTCATATTGAATAGCCTGACCAATTTGTAACCCAAAAGAATCTGAACTCTTCTCAGCATCAGAAACAAATTGGCTTGGAAATCCTGTAGCGGAAATGTTTATCTTGACATCCTTCATGTAATAATTTGACTTATTGTTCCCTTGTTATTATATCTTGCAAAGTTAATGTTTATTTTTGACTCTTTTTTTTCAGGCTGATATAGGTGTTTTTGACACGCCATAATCGCTAACCCTGAACTGATTGACGCATCAAACTTAGTCCGGTTGGTAATATCAAACTTTGCCCAATCCTCAAGCGTCCTTGTAAATATCATAGACCCATACTCATCAGATGGTCTGTATGAACCCTCCATGTCGATGCCAACATACTTCTCAATGTAGGACTCTATAGCTGCTGCGTGAGCCTGCTTTACATCCTCACTAGTGTTAGGTATATCCCCAAGCTCTTTCTCTGTCTTAGATAGCTTCGTATAGTGCTTGTCGGGTCTGTTCAAGCAGTACCCCCTGTACCCCCTGTTCTTGAAGTGGTATAATAGCCTTGGCTTGTTGTTCTCTATAAGTATAGGCATACCATAGAATACACACGCCATCAACACATCCTCGTAAAATATCTCAGCAGTCTGAGGTCTAGCTATGTACTCCAAGAAGAACTCATTGCTAGGTGCGTCATCCATGTTAAACTTTGTAAGACCGTGGAGTGCACCGTTCGATCCACCACCACCAACTACCCCTGATATGTCATACGAGTCACAACCAAATGCACCTAGGTGCTCATTGGGTGGATACATCACACCGTTCCTCTTTATAGGCGTGGTGTGTATCTTTGAACTTGGTGTCCAACTCACATAGAACCTTCCACTCTTGTTCGGTGAGAATATAACCTTCGTGTCCTTTATACCGTCCTTCCAACTAAATGAACCACGAGTAACGTGGTGCTCCATAATAAGCAAGTCGTTGTAGTCTATCTGCTGATATATCTTTGTCAGGTTAAATATAGACTGCTTGCTCTCATCCCTGAATGCATGTGACTCAGTCCTTGGAAACTGACGATAAAACTCGTTCAACCCATCAGCATCATTCTTCAAAGAGTCAACCTCAGCCTCCCAATAGTCTATAGCACCGTATGATATTAATTCATTGTCTATACCCAACACAGGCTTCTCAGGAGTTCTGAACACAGGCATACCATACCTGTCAATAAATCCCTCCATGTTCCACTCCATTGGTATAAACAAACTATACATCCCACTCTTGGTCTGTCCATTAGCACTACGCTTCTCAACGTTTGAGTCCTCGTAAAGCTTCTTGAAATTGTCACCACCCTTAGCCAATGCATTAGACGTAGACCCCATCATACACTTGCCAATAATCTTACTACCTAGTCTTAGACATGTCTTAGTCACTCGCCAATTGTTTAGGATGTTGTTCGGCTTTATCCACTTACCACTCTCGTCATGTACTAACAACAATAGCTTCTCACCATCGTAGCTGTTATCGTCTGTGTTCTTCCAATCTATTGTGGTATCCAACCCTTCAATTGCATCATCCTCCGAGTCAAACATATTCTTCTTAGTAATCTTAGATGCAGGTACACGATACGCCAACTCAGTCTTAGGCTTATCCATACCGTCCATAATAGGCTTGAAGAAGAATGGTAGCCTGCTGTTTATTGGCACAACCTTATCCGTAAACATCTTCTTGGCATCACTACCCGTCTTTGATAGTATCCCAACTCGTGCATCCTTTGCAAGTGTTGCCGTATGGATACACTCAGACGATGACATAAAGGAGAATCCCGAACGTCTTATCTTCAAGTACACCATACCAAAGCTTCTCTTGTCAGCCTTACACGCCTCCCAAAATATATGTAGTATCCTATTAGCCTCCCGGTAGTCCGGGTATCCTACGTCAATAGATGCCCACTGCAGGTACATATAGTGTGAGCCTGTGATGTATGTAGGCTTGCCGTTATTCATGAACCAATAACCAAACTCCCTGTGGTCAAACTCGTTCTCAATGAAGTCAACCCAACGAGACTTAAACTCCTTGGTCATCTCATTCCATTGAAAAATTGATTGTATCTTTGCAAGTTCCTTTGGTAACTCCTTACGTTCCCAATACTGCTTTTCTTTTTTGTCGTGCCTCTTGAAACAATTCTTCGGTGCTAGTGGCAATCCTATCTTTAGGTTCTGAATCTCAACAACCTCACCTAGAGTACCATCCTTTGATATTACAACAAGGTCATACGTTTGGTCATAGCCATACGCCCAACTCTTCGCCTTGTTCTTATTGGACAGTACGCTCTTCGGTATGTAGTCTTCAACAACCCTGTATATACTATTTAGATCTTCTTTCTGCAAAACCTTGTCTTGTGTCTACCTTACTTGAACCGCTATCTAATGACTCAATAGCCTCCCTTTCAGCCTCTATCCTGTTTAATATCTCAAAGGCATCAAAGATTGCAAGCTTCTTTGTGGCAGCAGCATTCTTTAACCTATCTGCCGACAGCTCATCCTCAGGGTCGTGCTTGATAATATCCTCCTTGGCAACCTTTATCAGTTGCTCTACAGCCCTGTGACCCGCCTCAATAATCTTTAACTTGGTATCCTTTGAACTCATCATAATAGTATTGTTATATGGCTGTCAAACATTCTATACATCCGCTCCCCATCAACATAAAACTCATACTCAGTCTCAGGCTTGAATGTAACCCTACTACCCTCAGTTACTCCCATAGACCTCAAGTACTCATTAGGGTATCGCATTATGCCAACTAGTGGCTCTTCCTTTGTGTTCTTGTATATGTACGACTCCTCTACAGGTACAGGCTCTACAAAGCAATACCTGTCATATGCATGCCAACCATCCTCATTCTTGTAC